CTCACCGCCGACAGCCAGCGCCACGGAAATGGGTCCCACAGTGCCGCCGGTGGGAATGGCGATATTGCCGCCAAAGCTTACCTTGAAGCGCGCTTTGCATTGATTGGTCAGACCCCGCAGGGTCACAAGGCCGCTGCCCTCACGGTGCATGATGCAGGCAGGGGCTTTCACCGCGGTCTCGGTCAGGGGAAGATTTTCACCCGCCGCCACGATGACGATGTTAGAATTAGAAAATTCGGCCATTTTATCGGCTCCTTTCATAGAAAAACGCCGGGACTTTTGCCCCGGCGCTCTAGTTTGCAAAATCAGCTCAGGGGCTGAACATTTTGATGTGGGAATTTCCATTTTGGAAACAGCCACTCAAAAAGCTGTCGCGATTCGGTTATGCGCAGCTGCCGCAGCCGCAACCGGTGCCGCAGTTACCGTACTGGTAAGGTGCAGAAACCGGGAATGCAGGTACAGGGCGCGGATTGTAGTAGGCCAGCTGACCGCTCATGTAGGCCTTGAGCGTTTCGTTCTGGGCTGCCTGAGATGCCGCAAGCTGTGCTGCGAACAGCTGCTGACCCTGCTCAGCGATCTTTGCGTCCTTTGCCTCGATGCGCTGTGCGGTCAGGGCGTCAAGGATGGCGCGGGCGTTCTGGTTCTGGTTGTCGATGATGTCCCGGGTGGTGTTCTGCACCGTGTTCCGGGTCTCGCAGGACTGGGTAGCCATATTGTAGTTGACGCCCTGAATGGCAGAGCGGTTCTCGCAGCAGCACTCCTGCTGCTGCATCTGCATGGCAAACAGCTGCTGCATGAACGCCGCCTGCTGGTTTGCACGGCTGATCTCTGCGGACATAAAGCCGTTATTCACGGTCTGCTGCACGCCGTTGACAAGCTGCGCCTGCTGGTAGAAGCCATCACACATGCCGTTGTTGATACCATCCATCTTGCGCTCGATGTTGGCAAAATCGGAGGTCAGGACGTAGCCGTCAACGACACCGGCACCGGTGTTGCCATTGCCGCCCCAGTTGCCGCCCCAGCCGCCGCAGAAGGCGAACAGGAACAGGATGATGATCCACCATGCGCCATCATTGCCAAAGCCAAAGCCGTTGCCGCCGTTGGTGTTTGCGGGCTGAACGGGCATGGTCAGAACCGCAGAATCGGAAGAAAGAGACATTTTTGCACTCCTTTCGTGTGTTTTGAATGAGTTTTATGCTTGAACCGTGGCCACGGTTACGACTTAATGGAGGAACTGCTGAAACTGCTGCGCCATCGCCTGCAGCTGGTTCAGCTGGTTTTGTGACATTTTGCCGGATTGCAGCAGCTTTTGCACCTCTGCTTTCGGGTCGCCTTGAAAGTTTGCACGGAACTGCTGGAACTGCTGCATCATCTGCCCGAACTGACCCATAGGGTTTGGCATGGCGGGCATACCGCCGCCCAGTGCGTTAAAAAGAGGGTTTGCCATACTTATTTGACCTCCGTTTCAGGTTTTGCAGGCTCTTGCTTCTCGAGCGCCGCACAGCGGGCTGCCAGAGCGTCAAACTCTGCTCGGGTGACAAACTCCCCGCCGGGCTGCTGCGCCGTCTGAGGGGGCATTTTTGTCGCCGTGGCGCGTTCCTTGTAGTCAAAGACGCGGAGAGGCAGCGGCATCCCGCTGGCGTCGGTGCTCTTGATGTAAAAAGCGCTGTTTTCGCTGTCCATCAGCAACACGCTGTTGCCTGCGGCGACCATATAGGCTTTTGCCCCCTCTTCTCCCTGTACCCAGATGATGGAGGGCGTAGCCTGTGCTGTCTGTGCTGTCGGCTGCTGCATCATGGGAGACTGATAGCCTGTTCCCTGCCTGAGTTGAGCGAGGTTGTCCGGCATTGGCTGGCCGTAGTATGTCGGCATCTGATACGCATACGGATTGTAAGGCATCGTTTACTCCTCCTTATACCAGTAGTAAATCGGGCATTCTGCGCCACTGTCCCAGCTGTCCCACCACACGCCGTCGATCACGGTCAGGACGTGGCCGGAGCAGCCCAGTACATACACGCCGCGCGGGTACTCCCGGGCAAAATCTGCCACGGTGTAACAGGTGGTGCAGTCTGCCTCCACCATGCGGCGCTTGTAACCCTGCTTTTGGAGGTACGCGCCCCATGTGCGGTTGGCGCTGGGCATATCGCCGAGGGCGTAGCCGGTGAGCGCCAGCGCAATATACGCTTGCTCCCAGCTCTGACCGGTGGCCGCAGATACCGCCCGCACTACGCAGTCCCCGACGCTGCTCCCGCGCGGGTTCGGGTTAAACTTGTGCCACATGGCACCCCCCTCCCTTTGCACCCAGTGTACTTTTTTAAACCGCGGTGAGTGCCAACGAATGCCAAACGAGTGCCAAAAATAAAAAAGCGCCCGCACGGCAGCGGGGCCGCGCAGGCGCAAAGAAATGTACTCAATGAGCATAAAATTTTGCAAAGAGCCTTGACAAATACGCTCAATGAGCGTATAATAAAGACAGTGAAAGACACCACACACAATCAACTGGAGGTAACTAAAATGAAACTTTCCAAGAACATGATCGAAAAGATTTGGAATGCCCGCGATGTGATCTGCGGCATGGACGGTTGGGTTACTGGTAAGCAGTATGCATACAAGGCTACCAAGTGGGACGAATCCAGCAAAAAGATGCTGGTGGCAAAATATCAGTACGGTGAGCTGGTTGATACCGCTTGGGTTAACGTATAAAATAAAAAATCCCCGAGTGATGCGCAAACACCACCCGGGGAATTTATCAATCAAAAAAGGAGAATTGCAATGTATAATGCAGCTGAACTTTTCGTCATGGCATCTGACCCAAAGGCCGTTAAAGAAATCTTTTTGAACAGTGTCACTCTCAGCATCCCGGATGATGCCGACGGGTGTCTTGATCTGGACGCCGAGAAAAAAAGGCTTTCCACCATCTGGGAACTGGCGCACCTGTCCATGCGGGAGTTGGTAGACCGTACCGGTCTGTCACAGACCGCATTTGCAAAACGGGCAGGCATCCCTCTGCGCACGGTGCAGGGGTGGTGTTTGGGCGAGCGCGACTGCCCGGCATACGTCCGGTTTTTGTTGGCTGAGCACTACAAGCTACTGTAAAACAAAAAAATCCCCTACTTTACCTACAAAGTACCCCGCATGAAACGCAGGGCTTCGGCAAAGCAGGGGATTATTTGCGTCTCTTGCATGGTACGCACTGTTAGTGGGCGGGCAGGAGACTGTATCAACTAAAAATGCCTACTTCTGCTATCGCAATTTTGACGTATGCGCACTATTCAAAACCATTCAAGCATTTTCGGGCTTGCTATGGCTGGACTCGAACCAGCGGCAATAGGCGGTGTAACGCCCTGCTCTACCAACTGAGCTACATAGCCTTTTCAAATATCCACCCTGTTGTGCTTCTTCGAGAGGCCGGGTGGATTTGTTGAGATGATTATACCACAATTTGTGCAAAAAGAAAACAGCGTAACCGTGATGGCTGGAACCCATCAGGATTACGCTGCAGACTTCGCCATATAGAACTAGTCTCCAGTAATAAGGATATAATTCTAAAGGCGCTTGACTCATGTTACATTATATCACAAATCCAGCATTTTATCAATGCTTTGCAGGCGATAGCTCACCGCCTGCCGGGAGTAGTGGGTGCGTGCTGCAATGTCAGCTTGTGGGAGCCGCTCAACGTACCGCAAAAGAGCTATCTTTCGGTCAACCCTCCCAAGCGGTGCGCTTTTGATAGCAGCGGTCATTTGCTTCCGGTTAAGTCCTTGCAGGCACAGTGGCAGCACTACACGAGCCGCCGCCACAGGCAGCACCGAGCCAAAAAGGCTGCGGCAGCTCTCCTGCGTTGCGCACTCGAGCGGTCACGGAGCGGTTATGTCCCATTTTGCCGCCGTTGGCAAAATGGTCACACACCGCGGGCCACAAAATCGGGTACGCACGCCGATCATAAAAATAGCGCGGCGTTTGCTCGTATGTATTGCTTGCCATGATATCCTCCTTATTGCTTTTCCAGCGCCGCTTTCATGCGGTCGAAGAAAAATTGAATCACCACCCCGATGGTCTCATCGGTAATGGCCCACGAGATAAATTTTCCGTACTTGCTTGTGGCCAGGGCCGCGCGGAGCATCTGAGCCACCCAGGCTTTGCGCTCCGCGCCTTTCTTGGTGCCCTGGATGTCCTTTTCTGCCTGCTCGATGAGCTGGAGCACGGTGGGCTTGACCGCCGCACCATAGCCCAGCCGGATGCAGCCAAGGGCGTAGAAGATAAAGCCGCCCAGCATCAGAGCCAGGGCCACCGGGCCCGGGACGGCGCTCAGGATTTTTGCTGCTGCGTCCATGCGTTTTCTCTCCTCTCATACAAAAACTTGTCGATTTCCTCCGCACTCTGTTCCATTGCTTTGATATTATCACCTGACAACTGAGCGCCTAAAACGGCGCGGTTGGAGCGCAAAAGGATGGTGATGGCGTTTTCCAGCGCCCCAAAATGCTCCAGATCGCGGCCAAGAGCGGCAGAGTGGTTAGAGTAGCCCGTCTCAAGCACTCCCACGCGCTTGTCCAGCTCATCCAGCCGTTTGTCTTGTGCATCGTCGGGGGCCTGTGCCAGCCCTTTATACTTCTTGTACAGGTCAAAAGCCTTGTCCAGAGATGCCAGCACACCAAAGACGATGGCGACGGGGGCCCACCATGCTTCAAATGCAGAAAGGATCTCCATTTACCCCTCCCTGAGCCGCGTCAGGCCCTTTGTCTTGATGATCTTCGGATAGTTGCGGGTGGTGACGTTGAGGTCTACATTTCCCGTAATTCCCGGCACAGAGCCCTTGCTGGTGTGCTGGTGGGCGTGGTAGATGTAATCCACCTTGGGCGTCTTGCCCGTGTAGTCGGCCAGCCAGACGTCCCAGCGGCCTGCCAGGCGCTGCATGTCCAACTCATAGCTGTAACCCGTGTAGGTGTACAGCTGGGCATAAAAGCCCATAGCTTCCACCTTTTCCAGCGCATACGCCACCACGTTGGTGAGGTCAAGCGTGCTCATGGGCTTGAGCTTGTTTTCTTCCACATCCACGCACACGGGCATGGTGAGCTCTTTGCCGCGTACCGCTTCCCGCACAAGGGCCAGCTCTGCATCCGCCATAGCCTCGCTGGTGGCGTAGGTGTAGTAGTACACGCCCCCGTCCAGCCCGGCCGCACGGGCCCCGGCATAGTTGCGCTCAAAGGTGGGGTCGATGTACAGACCGTCTGCCCGCTTGCTCATCTTCGGATTCGTGGAGACCGTCTTGAGCATGACGCCCTTGTAACCAGCAGCTTTGACCTTGCGCCAGCCGTCGAGGGTGATTTTGCCTTGATAGCGGCTCACGTCGATGTATCGGTAAGGCAGCGGCCCGCCCCAGCCGGGGGGAGCGGCGCTCTGGGTGTCCACTGTGGACACGTCATAAATGCTATTCTTGTCGTTGTAAATTCGGTACTCGCCATCCGGTGCGCCGGAGACGTCTGCCGCTTCCTTTGCGTGGGCAAGGGCGGAAAAGAGGCGGGAGAGAAAAGTCAAGAGGTTCATGTGGTCACGTCCTTTTGTTTTTTGGTAAGATAAAGCTTCCTTTAACATCATAATTCTGATCTGTTGTAACCCAGTTATGCTTAGTGTCACCATTTTTCTGTTTAGTTAATTACTTGGTGTTAAGTCTACGATAGTTCCCTCGATCGTGTTATAGAATTTTATCTTTCCATTAAATGAATCGTAGTGAAGCCCATCCTCTTCAGTCAACAATTCTACAATCTTTGTGTTTTTAATATCCATAATAGTATTGCAAATACTGTTTGAAAAACTAAATTCCGGTCTGAGCATTAAGCCAGTTCCAATAAAGCTGTTATCAATGTTAATTATATCTATTTCATTTGATTCTGTACTAAACCTTACACTGTTTGAATTTGTTTCGGTAGTAAATATACTATTTTTAATAGTAAGATTCAAACCTCCTTTAGAATGATGCGAATACGCACCTCCGTATTGGCTGTTTAATTTACAATCTTCAATAACAAGAGTACTTCCCTTTGAAAATCCGCAACCGAGACATACGGAATACATTTTTTTATTCATTCTTAAATTTTTATAAACGTGAGTGGTATTTGGATATTCATTACCATTTTCATCGTGAATTGCATATCGATTATTATTTGAATTTAATTCAATATTCTCAATCCAACAATTACCTTTAACGTTTAAATTTGAAAATAACCAACGTATCTTTTGTGGTATTGTAATTGGAATATTTAAGTTGATTTCAACATTTCCATGACCGATTATTTTCACATTGGTTAACCATGGTTGAACATCATAAATTGTTTGAGCATTTGTGTCAATAGCACTGAAATAATTATCCCCACCCATTTCTTCATATAAATCATAAACGCCCTCATTTATATGAATAATTTTATAATCGGAAATATCCTTAAATGCATTTAAACATTCATATAGTGATATATAATCACCATTTCCATTCTTATCAACCACATACGATTTACCAATACCATTTTCACATAGTACTTTACCGACTGTTTTAGAGTCGGCAGGAATATCATTCATTGATAAAGACTTGTCAGTATATCTAAATACTTTGATAATGAATGAAAAATATCTAAGTTGTTTAATAGCGATATAAAATCTTATTGTTTTCAAATCATTATCAGCAATATATGATTGTATAGATGTTTGACCAGGGGTGTTTTGTGGATTAGTTGTAGTCCTAATTTTATTTTTGGATTTTTGCAAAAATCCAACGCAAATCGGATAACCACTTGTATTTTTATATCTGTGTGTTTCCCCATTTTTAAAGTCGAATGATTCTAATACATCAAATGTTAACGAATCGTTGTACTTGAAAATATATAAAGTTGTTTGTTGGTCAGTATTACTATATGAAATCGCTTTATACTCAAATGCTTCGTTAGGGGATATAACAACGATATTGCCGTTATCATTGTACATGAATATAGGAAATTCACTTATTCCATTTGTATAATTATCTTTATCTCCAAGTTCGTAATCATCATTATTAAAAGGATTAAAACACCAATTATCTAAATCTTCCTTTAGCTGCTTCATACTCCCATCAAGCTCCGTATAGCTCTCCGGGATGGTCTTGAGTGTCTCTGCGGCTTTGGCGTCGATATCTTTAGACAGCTGCTCTTTGGTGGATGCGGCAGTTGCCTCCATATCTGCTTTGGCATTCTCGGAAATCTGCCCACAAAACTCCAGCCCGTCGGCGATGCTGCCGCGCACCTCTTCACCTCGCAAGGCAGTGCGTACTTTTTTGATGATGTCAGTAAGATTCGTAGCCATAATTTTTCTCCTTACTTCAAATCTTCCTCTTCGTCCAAACTCAGGCTGGCGGGAGTAGAGTCGTTAAAGCTCATGACGGCGGAGTGCGCCATATCAAAAGCGTTGGTGGCTTTGCGGGCGCTGAGGGCCTGCAGGTCAGAGATGGAAGAAAAGTCAATCCCAAAGGTAAATTTCTTCTCGTCCGGCTTATCCAGCGGCTCCACAAGCTTGGTGCAGGTCAGAGACGTGTGCACGCCGTGGGGCTCGGAGATGATGTCCGCATTCTTCATAAACTGCAGGCGCTCGGTATCCACTCCCGCGTCTTTCAGGTCTACGGCAGAGATGGTCATGCCATCCAGATACCGCAGATTTTTTGCAAGCTCTTTCTGAGCCGCTTTCAAAAGGGTCTCTGTGGTAGAGGATGTGCCCTCGATCACGATGACCCGTGTGATGATGCCATAGTACTTCTGGGCGTCGTAGTCGTTGGCCGTGGCCGTGAGGATCTTGGTGCTCTTCCACACCCAGAAGCCGCTTGTCCGGTAGCCTACCGCGATGACGCGGGTGACGATGTTTTCTGCCTTGACATAGCTGTCCAGATCCAGAAGATTCTCGCCAAACTCGATTTTCTGCCCGGTTTTTTCGGTGACATTGGACACATAATCCAGATACCGCAGGGTGATGGTGGTATTGACAAGCTTCCGCTTCTTTCTCCGCACGATAAAATGCCCGCCGTAGGTGTCCGTGAGCTCGGATTGCAGGATATCCCAGGTAATGCCAAAGTTTTTGCCGTCGCCAAAGGTATACAGGTTGTACTCTTTTTTCAGCACATAGCCCACGCCGGTGGTGGTCGTTGCCCCGGTTACAGCGTTTTTGTCTTTGATGGTCACGGTCACGCTACCATCATCCGCCACAGTCACCGTATAGGCGCCGCTTTCGGTGTCGGTGGGCTCAAACATGGCCCGCTTTGTGCTGCCGGACGTGACCACTTTGATATTGGCCACATAGGTCTTTTTTGAGCTATCACTGTACACGACGCCCACGCTGACGGTATACAGAGTGTCGGACGTCTTTGTGATCGCCGTTGCGGCATCCTGAGCTTGGCCCCATACATAATCCGTGCCGCCGACGTAGTGGGTGGAGCCCACTTCCCAGCTGGACGGGTCATCATCGGTCTTAGCCAGCAGTCTGCCGCTCTGATCGTGGTAGGTATACCAGCGGTCTACATGGCCGTCATCGTCCTCGTCTCTGTGGCTCTGGACGGTGCAGCCTGTGGCATAGAGCACCTGCTGATAACCGCCCGCGTCCACGGTGCCACGGTAAAAAGCTTTGTAGCCCTCTGTCTGGCTGTTGTGGTTGTACAGCACTTTGCCAAGAAACTCAGAGATGGTGATCCACTCGTACTTGTACGGGGTCATGGAGCTGTCGTTGAGGTACGCCAGCTCGCCCTCACAGTAGATTTTCTGATTGAGATAAAAGTCCATGTCGTGGCTCATGACGCGCCCCTGCCAGAGCGTTTCTCCGTCCTGCTCCACTTCCACGATGGCTTTCAGCTTCTGCAAAGCAGAGTGGGCGATATTGCCCAGCGGCACGGTAGCCTCAAAGCTGCCCGCTTTGTTGTCTTCCCGCGTGAGCACCGGATCCAGCAGGATTTTGGTGTCATCCTCGGCACCCGGGTCATAGATACAGACCTTTTCGCTCCATGTATCGATTGCCGTCTGAGTCCCGGCATAGACTTTATAGCTCATAAGCTCTTCACTTTCGTTGGGGTGGTATAGATGGTATCCGTCTCGAAATTGAACGGGTCCCACAGCCAGTCTGCCCCCGCTTCTGCGGTCAGGCTGATCTTGTGCGGGTTGCAGGTGCCTGTGATAACAAAAACATTCGTCCATCGGTCATGGCTCTGCGGGGCCACTTTCCAAAGGCCCTCCCAGTACCAAGACGGGTCATCATCAAAGATGCACCGCAGCCACTGGCCTTGCAGCGCATTTTCGAGGGTGCGCTGCACATTGGGCCAGTATTTTTTCGGTTTTACGCACTTGAGGGTGATGGTGATTTTTCGCTGGGTGTAGTGCACTTTGCCATCCAGTGCTTTGGTCAGATTGAGCAGTCTGTCACCGCCCGGGACTTTTACCAGGTGCTCGTCCACCTCGGCTTCACCCACGGTGGTTCCGCCCACTACGAGATAAAGCCCCCAGTCTTTGAGGGTGTGGTAGTCGCCCAGCTGTACGCCTTGTAGTGCTGCCATTTAGCCGCCCCTCGCTTTCCGCTTGGCCCGTGTGCCCAGGTCAGTATCAATGCCGTCCACCAGAGCCGGACGCAAAGCACCCGCCACGGCCCCGGTATCAAAGACGACTTGCCCGGTGCCGATGGCAGGGAGGTGCTCGTCCAGAGAATTGGAAATGCGCTGCAGCACACTGAGCTGCTGCTTTCCGGTGCTGTCCTGCTGGCCGCTGAACGGCGACACAGTGGCCGTGCTGTAGCGGCTCAGAGAGTCCGCACGGGCCGAAAACTCCGCCAGCGAGTCATAGATGGGCGTTTTGGAGAACGGGCTGTCAGGGTTTCCACCCGTCACGCTGTCGCTGCCCTTGCTCTTTTTGGAGAGCGCTGCCAGCCCAATGCCACCCGCCAGCACCGTGAGGCCCAGGATCGCCGCCACAATGGGGTTGGCAGTGATAAAGGACACGATGCCGCCCAAGCTGGAGATCACGTTGCCGGACATGCTGGAAAAGCTTGTGGCGATGCCAGCCAGCTTTGTACCCACGCCGCCGGATGCGTTCAGTCCCTCCAGGATCGTGGAGAAGCTCTGCACCGTGGTCTTTGCTTCTGTAGCGTCCGCCGCGATGCCGTTGGTAAAGAGGTTTTGCAGCTGTTCAAAAGCAGCTTTCAGCCCGCCGCCGGAGTAGCTATCGTTGATGGCCGTTAGGGAGTCCACCAGCCATTTGGAGATAATATTTCGCTGGTCCTGCGTGACTTCACCCCAAATAAGTTTTGCAATGTCTGTAGCCAGCCCAGACCAATTGCCGTTTTTGGCATTGGTCAGCATATTTTGCAGGCGGCCAAAGATGCCGTTTGACCACTGCTTCTGCGCATTTCTGAGGTTCTGGTCAATGCGGCTTTGCAGCTCCGTCACGGACAAAACCACATCGTCACAGGTCTTTTGCGTGGTCGTGGTCACGTTTCCAGCCGCATCGGTTACTTTCTTTGTGACCGATTTGACGGTCTTCTCCGTTCCGTCCACCACTTCTTTCCAAGAGTCCGTGATGGTCTCCACGGTCTCCTTTGTGGTGCCCTTGAGCTTTTTGGTGGTGCCGTCGTAGACGTTGTAGGTATTGTCGGCAGTCTCCACCACGCGCTGGATGTTGCCCACGATGTTGCCCGTTCCGGCGAGGATCTGCTTCGACGTTTCGGTGACGGTATCCGCCAGCTTTTTGGTGTCAGCAGCCGCTTTGGCTGTAGAGCTTTTGCTTGTTCCGCCGCCTTTGCCGCCGCCACCCGAGGTGGTAATGCTGCTCCCACCGTTCCCGGCGGCTGCAGCCGCCTTTGCCTGCCGTTCCGTCCAGCTTTCGTTGTAGATGCCCTTTCCGTTTTTAGCGTCCTGCCGTCGGCGGTCGTAGTTGCTCTGGCTGTTTTTGTCAGAGCGGTACTGATTGTATCCTTCGTTGCTGTTCTCGTACCCCGCGTAAGCATTCTTCCCGAGGGCTTTGTTGAGCTTAAAGCTCAATTTATCGAGAACGCCGATTCCGGCAGAGCCAAGCTCGCCAAATTTATTGATGACGGAGTTGATGGGGTTGTTCAGTTCCAGAATGGCCTCGCCGAGCCCCTTCCAGCCGTCCGTTTTGTAAGCATCAATGGCCGCCACGGTCATATCGTTGAGGTTGGAGATTACCACACCGATTCCGCTGCTGAGGTCGCCCGTCATGAGCCCGGCCAGCTGACTCACGTTGTCTTTCAGGGTGGAAACGCGGCCATTCATGGTCTGGCTCTGGGTGTCCATGGCGTTGTAGTAGCGCCCGCCCTCCTCGCTGGCAGCGATAAGGGCCTCAGACAGCAGGTCATAGCTGATGGTCATGTTCTGGACTTCCTGCACCGATTTGCCGGTGTAGTCAGCCAGCACCTGATAAACGTTGATTCCGGCATAGGCAAACTGCTTGATGTCGATTGCGGACGCTTTGCCCACATTGGCAATCTGCTGCAGATTAGCTGCCATGCGGGAAAGCTCCGTGTTGCCTCCGCCTGTGGCGGAAACCGCGTCACCCAATGCATTGATGACCTTGCGGGAGTATTCCGCATTTTCGCCCGCGCTGATGAGCAGCTGGTTTGCCTGGGTCAGCGAATCCACGCTGAACGGGGTGCGTGCTGCATCTTCCTGAATGGCTTGCATGGCCGCATTGGCCGCTTCTGCATCGCCCAGCATGTTGGTCAGGCCCACGCGGTAGCTCTCGATTTGGGCGTTGTACTCGATGCCCATAGATACAAACTGCTTTGCGCCGCTGAAAGCCGCGGTGGAAAGCGTGGAGATGGCAGAAGCCAGAAGCTGCGATTTTGTCAGCGCTGCCGTCAGCCCGCTTCCCGTACTGCTGGCCGACTTGCCAAAGGAGTCCATGCCGTTGTTTGCGGATTTCAGGGCGGAGGCAGTCGTTTTGAGTTGCGCCTCGGCTGCTGCAAGCTGATTTTTCAGCTCTTTAGTTTCAGCCGAGGTCTTGCCCGTCTTGGCGGCAGATTCGTTATACTGCTTTGTCAGTTCCAGCACGCTTTTTGCGGCCTTGCTGTACTCGCTGGAAAGCGCCGTCACGGTCTTTTTGGTCTCGCTCTGGACGTTGTTGATGCCCCGCTCATACGCGGACGTGTCCAGCCCAAGAGTGGCCATCAATTCAAAAAGTTTCAGGGCGTATCACCTCCGTTCAGCCCGGCCAGAATACGGGCCTTGATTTCCTCTGCGCTCTGCTGGGGCCGGGCGGGAGTATTAAAGTCGGGCAGGGTGTCCACCCACCGACACTCCATGCCCACAAGGCCAGCCAGAGCGTCCGTGATGTAGGCGCGGTAGCTCTTCTCGTAAGCTTCCTGCTGCATCGCATTGACGCAATGTTGGGCAATGTAGGGTTTGCCAATGGCTTTCAGCATATCCAGCCGGATGGATGAGATCAGCCGCCGATATCGGTCTGAGCCAATCTCACTAACGAGGATAAAAAATCCAGCACATCCCGGTCGTTGATGGTCTCCGTGATGACGCGCAGGGTTTTGAAGGGAGTCATCTTTTCGGGGTTGCCGTCCTTGTCCGTTTCCAGCTCATACAGCAAAGGCAGCAGCTCCGCTGTGTTCTGGGCGTTGTCGAACAGCAGCTTTTTTGCCATTGCCTTGATGTTCTTTCGGCCCTGGGCTTCTTTCTTGGCCTTGAGCTCATCGGGGGTTTCACTGCCCGTGAGGATGGGGCCGACTTTGCGCAGCTCCATCACCTGCGTCTCGGTCAGCAGGGCGGCCACCTTGTCCGCGATCATGTAACAGTGGCGCAGAAATTCTGTTTCGTCCATCTGGTTGAGAGTTTTCATTGTTTCACTCCTTATGCTGCCGCGTCTTCGCTTACAAAGAACTCCATGGGGACGGTCTCGTCGCCCATGCGGACACAGCCCGTCAGGGTGACGGACACATTGCCCTTGCCCTTGTCGGTTGTCTTGAGGGACAGGCCGCCCGTGCTGATTGCGTTGTCCAGCCGAACAGCCACATATCCGCCGCCGATGAGGTCGCCCACAAACCAGATGGTTTTGAAGTCGCCCGTGGTCTTGTCGGTTTTGAACTTCATGCGGGGCGTTACCTTGCCCTCGGCCACGTCCGCTGCGCCCAGCGCCATGCGGATGACCTCGGCGGAGGTATTCAGCGCGGTGAAGGCCAGCGTGCAGTCGTAGCTCTCAATTTCCATGAGTTCCACGGTGTTCTTCTGGCAGTTGTCCACATCTTCGCCCAGGTCTTTGATGTTTGGGGTGCAGTTGGCGGTGATGCCGCCAGTGGTTGCGCAGAGGATGTCGGCATCAGCGACGGCGGTCTGGCCCTCAGTGTCGAACTTGTTCAGCACAAGGCCCGCGTTGATCTGCATGGACTTGAATGCTTCTGCGGAAATTTTGGTAAATTTTCTTCCCATAATTCTCCTTACTCGCATAGCTGCGTGATTTCAAAATTCAGGTACTCGCACAAATAACCCTCGGGCGGGTTGTCGAGCGGCTGCGCCCACGGGACGCCTTTGCGCAAAAGAATAGCGCCGCCCTCGCACGGCACGGTCAAACCGCCTGCAAGGGCTGCGCTGATTTTGTCTTCGGTCTGTAAGATGGGTAAGCGCCCCGCGCTGCTTGGGTACCACAAGCGGCCATGAAACGACGCTTCCTCGTTCCAGCTGCCGGGGACGGCGGGCTTGTAGGTCAGGTAGGGCAAGGAAGCGGCGGGCGGGATGTTGTCTTCCAGATAGCCGGGGATGCCGAACCCGTTGAAGAACGCGTTCAGCGCCCGGTTGATGCTCTCGGCGGCCCCCATTACGGCAGCACCGCCTTTTTGCACTTGACGGCCCGCAGCCCCATGCCAGATTCCGGTGGGGCTTTGGCCTCGTCCGCTGTGCTGGTGATCTGGAAAGTCTGCCCGTCGCTCACCCGCTTGATGTAGTCCGGAAAAGCCAGCGGCACGCCGGTGCTGACAAGCAGGGTGTAGGTGGAGGCGGTGTCAGCCTGCTCCGCCACCTGAGCTTCCACGGTGGTGTCGTGACGCTCCACAGCCTCAAACTCCGGGCCGTCCGTCCAGCCGGACACAAAGCCGCCCACGCCGTCCGGCTCATAGCTGCGGGTCTGAAAACGGTATTTTTGGGTAAAGCTCTGCATCACGGTGGATGCAGTGAACGCGTTGACCATGTCACATCTTCCTCCACTGATTGATCTCGGATTTATAGTGGGTTTTGCCGTCGGCAGGCAGGCCGTCGGCCCCTGTGGCCATTGTGCCGGACCACCCGGCAAAGGACTGGGACACATACACGCCGCCGGACGGGAGCGCCTTGTCGTATGCGTCGATTTTTTCAGCCAGCGCCACAAAATCAGGCGGCACGCGCATGGGCTGCACCGTCCCGGTGAATGTCTCGGCGGTCAGATCACCGTCCCCGGCCTTGTGCACGCCGTCATTGAAGATGGATCCGCACACAAGGAAATACTGTCCCGGCACTACCCCGGCGGGCACGGTGTCCGGCTCAAAGGCGAACTCCCCGGCAACGGGGTCGTCTGCCAGGTCAAAAAAATTGTGCGTGTAAACGCACAGCTCGGGGACGGTCATGCAAAGTCACCCCCTTGCAGGTTAGACCGATTCCCCCGTGGTAATGGTCTGGACAGAGATTCCGTCCAGGTACTCAGCAAACAGGGTCACGCCGGTGATGGCGAAGCTCTCAGAGACGGCGGTGGTGTAGTTGCCCTGGGTGTGGAAGCCGATCAGGTTGCTGGCTTCGCCCGCGGTGGTGTACACCAGCCCAGCTTTTGCGTAGTCGCTGTCGGATGGGTCAACGTAGTACATCACGATGTTGTCCACGGGGGTGGCAATGACCTTGCCCTTTGCGATCTCGCCGTCAGACAGCAGGAAGATGGTGTTGTAGCCCATGAAATCCTTGATGTACTGGAAGCCGTACTGGTTCTGAATGGTGATCGGGGCGGTGCCCAGGTACTCCGCCACGTCCAGGACGTTTGCAAAGCCCACAACGCCGGTGACGGTGCGGTGCATATTCTTGAACTTATTCTCCACGCTGCCCTTTGCCATGGCCAAAGCCATCTGGAAGGTCTTGGGGGTGCCTTTCAGGGTGCCGGTGTTCAGATACTTGTAGAACTTGTCGGTCACCTTTGCGGTCAGGTCGTACAGAAACTCATCATCGGTCTTCTGCACGGCAACCTCGTAGCCGTAATTCTGGATGGCCTCGATGGTGACGGCTTTGGCGTACTTCTCGATGGTGATCTTGCCGTAGTCCTTCTCCTTGACGGTGTACTGGCTGTAGGGGATCTCCTCGCCCTCTGCCACGGTGCCGCTCTGCAGGGTGCCCTGGGCGTACTTGCTCTTCAGCACGGTGCCGGGCTGCATCCGAATGGGACGCATGATGCCCATGATCTCCCGCAGGTGCTCCCAGTTGCGCTGGAAGCGTGTCACAAAGTCGATTTCCCGGGGGTTGACGGTGATCTCGGTAGTGGTGGTCAGATTGGTCTTTGCTGCCATGTGTTAGTCCTTTCCGCCGCCTGTAAACAGGTCGGCATTTGCAGCAATCGCGGCCTGGCGTTCGCCTGCGTCCTTGATTGCAAAAATTTGGTCTTTGGTCATTTTGGAGCCGGTATTGGTGGGCGGAGTGTCCACCTTTGCGCCGGTGGTGGTCGTAGTGCCTACAAAGTCGCTCCAATCAGCTTTCAGGCTGTCGGTGTGCTTCTTGGCGTCCTTGACCTCGCCCTTATCGTCCAGCTCCAGCTTGTCGATATCCTCGCCAGACAGCCGCACAACGCGGTCTGCATACTTGTCCAGCACCCCGGCGGACTTCAGCAGCTCCCGGAACTTGGCTTCCTTGGCTGCGTGGGTGTCCTTCTGGGTCTGCTGAGCCTTGTAGTCGGTCAGCGCCTTTTCGGCGGCTTCCTTGCCGCCGTTGGCTGCGTCCCGGTCCTTCTCGGCCTGTGTGCGGGCTGCTTTTTCTGCATCCAGCTGGTCCTTGAGTTCGTCCGTCTCCTTGTGCAGGGCGTCCAGAATGGCCTTGGCCTTGTCATCGTTGGAGGTCTCGGGGTTCTCCAGAATCGTGCGGATGTCAGCTCTTTTGAGTGCCATGTGATAGTCCTTTCTGCCCATGCTCGGGCTGCCATGCTTGGCAATAAGGTTTATTTGCCGGACGTGCTGCCGGCGTGGTGCCGTCTGTGGGGCTTGAACCCACGACCCCCGGATTACAAGTCCGGTGCTCTGCCAACCTGAGCTAAAGCGGCATATATTGGAATTTGGGTATAAAAAGAAGAAGCCCACAATGTGAGCTTCTTCCAAAAAAAAAATTACTTTTTTACCGGTTTTGTTAGTGCGTCTTCAATTCTCCATCCTCTCGAAATTCTTCCTTTTAGCGTTGAGCTGTCTATTTTATACTCTATCGCCCAATCTTTTAATACCTTGGTCTCTCCTTTATAAGTAATAAAAACGGATGTTCTTTTGTTTCTTGCCTGTTGCTTTGTTGTTGCCCATCTGCAATTTTCTGGTGAATAATCCTTATTAACATCTATTCTGTCAATCGTTAAATTTTCTTTATACCCCGATGATAACGCCCATTTATAGAAATTTTCAAATTCAAGCCACTCTTCACATACTTTGATTCCTCTGGATCCATAATCTCTATACGATCTGATTTTAGGATTTCTACACCTAGAAAGCATATTTGCCCACGTTTCATATATTTTGGTTCCGTGCTTCCCGTGCTTTTTAGTAAATGGGTGCTTTTCTACATTTTTTCGTGAAGTTTCCTTTCTTAAACATCCACAGCTTTTGGTATTTCCAGATACCAAATTGGTTCGATTTGCTTCTATAGTATTACCGCAGTCGCAAACACATTTCCATCTGGAACGTCCATTTCCCGGAACAAGCTCTATCGCAATTAATCTGCCAAATCTTTTCCCTTCAATATCTTTTTTAGCATCCATTGCTGACCCTCGCAATCTCCGATTCAAGAACTGCATCAACTTCCTTTTCCAGCCCGGTGAGGGATGCAAACAAGGCCGTCAGCATAGAGCTGTACATCGGGGCTTCTCTCCAAATCTGGCTCACAAGCTCGCTGTTGCGCTCCCGCTTGATCATATCGGTCTTGTGTGTTTCCTCAAACCAGTTGGCAAAGATGTTCAGCAGGTCGTGCATTACTCGGAGTTCACCAGAAACAGCATCCAGTTCAAGCTCCACTTTCGTGATTTTTGGTGTTTCCATTGCTAAAATACCTCTTATTCACTTGTAAGAGGTCGCCCAGTTTGGTATAATGGATTTACCAAAGGGAAACCTCTGGTGCTTTGCAAGCTCTCGCCCACCGACTACCAATCATCGGGCGAGAGCTTATTATTTTGTCAGGCGTTCGTACAACTCCTTTATGCCTTTGCGAATAACATCGGCTTTTGTTAAGCCAGTTTTTTCACAGCAGATATTCAACATACGAACTTCATCGTCAGACATTCTAATTCGTGTGTCATGGGTCTTAGGGTCTGATGTTGGCCGTCCTGTTCTAGGCGACATATAAATCACCTCACTTTTGTGTCACCATAATTATTATAACATTTGGTTACACAAAAGTCAATGATATATTTAATTTTCCCGGTTTGCTTCTTCCACCGCGATCTGCCGCAGCTCTTCAATGTGATCTTCTACCGCCGGGCGGAGGAACGGGCGTGGCTTCATGCCCCGGGTAAAATGCCACTTGCCGTTAAAATCCTTCCAGACCCACGGCGTTTTGCGTCCGTTGCCCTTCTCGGCAAAGATGCCCGTGCCAAGCTCCACATACACGCTGTAAAACAGATTGCTGCCGATAGTCACGGCCTTTTTGGTAAGGTCTACGGCAAAGGTCAGACTTTGCTTGAGTGCGCCGCCTACGTAGCCCTCAATGCCCGTGCTGTCTGCCGTGCCGGTGGGCACAAGCAGCTGGGCGTAGTCCTGCACTTTCATGCCCCAGAGGGTCAGCACCCGTTCTGCCCATGAATCCAGAGCTTCATGCAGCTGCGGGGTGTTGTCGGTGAATTTGATGTCGTATTCAAATTTCATGGCTCACTTTTTCTTCTTTCTGGAGATGTAACCAATCCACGCATTGCCCTGTTCAAAAGTAACGCCATACGGCTTTGTTGTTAGCTGCATTAACTTGTCCCAGTCGCCGCGAGACATTCCTTTGAAATCAAATGCAACTTTTGGGCCTTTTTCCCAAAATGTTGTCATGTAAGGTTCAGAACCATCACCAGTTCTGTATTTGTTAAGGTCAACGCCAACTTGCTTTTTCACAAAGTCAATGGTTTCGTTGTGTGATTTCTTATATCTCGAATTGTCAACAATAGTCGCAAGCTTTCTTTGCCGTTCTGCTTCAACTTTTCTGTCGTCTGTTATCCAGCGGCCATTTACAAATGATTCAAACTTGTGCTCATCAGCGCTTCCGCCGCCCGCTCTCTCGGATCTGCCCGAACCTCGTTTACTCACGGTAATGCCTCCTCTCGTATTGAAATGGCTTGATTTTTGTTACGTTCCAGTCAAATTCTGCCGGGCACTTGCCGTACCACAAAATACCGCTTGGTTGCAGAACTTCCAGCGCCTTTCGGCAGTGTTTGGCAAAGCATTCTGCTTCGTATGGGTCAGACTGTGTGCCGTGGCTCGAAATGCTCACAATGGCGTTTCTGGGCTCACCATCAAAGCACCAGTCATAACTTTGCTCACCGCACCAGCAGAGCGTTGGAATAACGTGGATGCCGTGCGCCTGCCAGTATGCAGCCAGCCAGTGCTTTTTGTAGTGCATGAAAAGCTGTACCGCAAGCGGCATATCGCTGTAAAGTGAAAAATCCGGCGAACATACCGCGCCGAACTGCTGCAAAAGAGGAATGTATTTATCGGGGTTGTTCCAAAACCGTTCAAACTGGTAATCGTCCTTGTAAAAATGCACGCCTTTTGTGGCCTTGTCTTTGGCTGTCAACGCATAATTGACCGGGATCCATTCCAGCTTGTCAATGCGGATGTCCGTTTCTGGCTTGATTTCAGGGATGCCATACTTGCCCACGCCCGAAAAAATCATCTTTTCGGTGTTTTCCATCGGCAAGATCACAGTTCATCCCTTCTTTCATTTTCTGAATCCTTCCATTGTCCTAATAAGGCGTTTGTGTGCTCCATGCGGCTTTGCGCCATTTCCGTAGGAAGGCCGCGCGTGTTTTGGCTTAATGTAACCACACGGTGGCTTAAAATCACGGCAAAAGTTCAAGAAAAAGTCATCGTTGATTACGACAATCCCAAACTTCTTATTTTTCATGCTTTTCGCTCTCCTTTCTGCGTTTTCTCTCTTCCGCCCACCACATCTGTTCTTTCTCTTTGCCGCCCTTGGCCTTGTACCACTCGGTGTAATCCATGACGGGGGTGGTTTTTTTGACCCGCACCATGATAGGCCTGCCTTTTTCGTCCACCTTGCCGCTGTCCTCGACCACAGGCACGTTGTCGATTTGCCGTGCGTTCTGCCGGGGATACTTGCCCAGAGCAGAGGACAGCACGCAGCGGCAGTGGTAAACCATCTCCGGGGCGGCGTTGGGGTCGCCGGGGCGCTGAATCTCGTAGCCCATGACCTTGAAAGGCTCGTCAAGCTCTGCCGTCTGCTGGTCAAGCAGGCGGTGCATCTCACGGGTACGGTAGTCGTGGGTGGAGTTCCAGCGCTTTTTGACCTCGATGCCCAAAGCCTGAGCGTTGCGCATCTGCTGCAAAGCCCCGGCGTTCTGGGCGCTGGTAAGGGCTGTGATGGCGTTGTTCATGGCCCAGTGGATCTCTGTATCAGCCATGCCGTTTACGGCCTGCACGGCGATGTCGTGGACGCTCTTGCCTTGCACGATGCCCTGCATTACGTAGCGATTAAAGACCCGGGCATCATAGGTGCGGTTGCTCTCGCTCTTGATGCGCTTGTTTGGCACCATGCGGGGGTTCTCCTTCAGCAGGAGCTTGACCGCTTCGGTGTTGTACAGGGTCAGCCCGAACGTCACGCCTGCGGCCTGCTCCAGCTCGTAGAAAGCCCAGTTTGCGCCAAAGGAAAAGATGTTGTATTGCTCGTCCCGGGCCAGCTTGTAGGCCGTCTCTTGGGCTGTGGTGCAGGTCTGCGTGATGCCGTCCAGCTTCTGGCACATCAAATCGGACTGGAAGACCTGATTTTGCAGCCAGATGCGATAGTCGTCCTCGGTGATCTCGCCTGCATCCAGCTGCGCCCGCTTGCGTTCGTCCAGTGCTTTGTACTTGGCTAAAAACTCGGTCAGCTGCTCCTGCATCTCCCGGCGAGCAGTGCCGTACACCCGGAGGATGCGGCGGCGCAGGCGGTTCAGCTGACGGGTAGAGATGCGGTCACGGTCTGTTTGCTTCATGGCTGTTCAAATACTCCACGATGGCACGTTCCCGGGCGGACAGCTCCCATTTTGTGGCCGCAGCCCTCTCAGCCGCAGCCCTCTCAGCCGCAGCGCAATCAGATAACAGCAATCCGCTGCCAAAAATAGTTTTACCTGCGGAGCGCTGTGCATCCAGCGCATGAATCGAAGCGCAGTCCTTTTTGTGGATTTTGAAATCCACACCGTAACGGCTGTATCGTTGAAGCAATGCGGCCGTCGCAATGTGGTCTGGGTATGTATACTTTGGCAGCTGTACCGTTTTGGTGCGTCTCAGGCGCTCCACCTCATCGTTTACCAGCTTCGTCAGGCGAGGTTCGGTCTGCGCTATGATGTCCCCTCCGTAGCTGGTCACAAAACTTGTTTTGACGATTGCACCGTTTTCGTACTCGATATTACAGTCGCAAACGATATGGTTCATCCGCATAGTATTTACCCTTCCAGAAAACGCTGTCAAAGATGGAGCGAACAAGAAGAACGGAATGCAACGGTCGAGATAGAATCCGCAGATTCGGGACAGGATTGAAAACGGTGGGTTGTCCAGAACAACAGCACCCTCCGGGTAGTCGAAATTCTCATAATCGCCGCCGGGGTAAAACGGGCGCACAATTTTGGCCGGGTCGATGCCGTACTCCTTGCAGGCCCAGTCCTTGACGACATCGTACACGCCGGGCGGTGTATAGCAGTCGTCCGTGGTCTTTTTCGGCTTGAACTTCTCCACGAACTCTTCGTAAGTCTCACCTGCTGCCATCGTCTTCGTTCTCCTCCTCGTCCACGGTCTCCCGTGTTGCGCTCTCAGCCATCAGCGCGGCCTTGGCCTGCTCCTTTTGTTCCGGGGTCAGGTTTGGCAGCAGGTCAATGGCCATGTCCTGCCCGATGATGGCGGCCTCGGAAATGACCATGCTGACCTGCTCAGCTGTGTTTGTGATCTTGCTACGGTTGAATGTCGGCATAGCGTTGTCAAAGCCAGCCAGTGCGCAGATCTGCCGGATAAACGGCTTGACCTGCGTCTCGAAGTCGTCCGCGTTCTGGTTCAGCGGTTCGTAGGCCGCGTCCAGATGGTCGTTGGTGCTGTCCGCACTCACACAGTGCACATCCAGACCGCCGAAGTCCTCATACACCCGGGTGTGGAGCAGCTCCAAAAGAGCCTGCCGGGCCGTCACAGGGATCTCGGTGGTGTAGGGGGTGATTTTGCCGCCCTCGCTGGTGTCTGCGCCTGCAATGTGGTACAGATTCAGCTTGACGAGGAACTCCTGCAGCTCGTCATCGGTCATGCCGTTGAAGTTCTCGCACAGCCAGTAGATCTGCGAAAAGTCCTGCAGGTCATTGCAGAAGCCGGACATCACCAGATCGGTGTTGTCGATGTAGGCTTTTAAGCCCACAAGCGTGCTCTGGTGCAGGTCGGAGCCCCACAGCGGCACAATGGGCAGGGCGCTGTAGTTTTCTCCTTCTACGCTTTCCAGCCCGCCGCCGGGTGTGGTGACGGTCACGCTCTTGTATGCCTGCTTCTTCACAGTCTCCTTCATCGTGCTGTCGATTTTGCTTTCCGTGTACTCAGTAAAGCCGTCCAGCTCGTACAGGATGTAGTGCATATCCGTGTCCGGGTTCAGCCGCCAGAAGCGCACGCCTGCCTGCAAAAGGCCGGTCTTTTCATCATACAGGGGTGCAAACTCGGTCAGCTTGAAAACCACCAGATGGTCGTTGTTCCAGAATCCGAAGCTCTCGCCGTGGATCAGGGCGAAATATCCGGCTTTCTGGATCTGCTCATCAAAGTTCTGCCCCAGCCTGTCCTTGTCCACGCCATCGTCCGCAAAGACCACGCCGTTGCCGAGGGAGTAGGTCGCTCGCTGCTTGTTGAGCCGCCGGAAAAGATTGCTCTTGACCATATCGGGGTGCGGGGTGTCCTGCTTGGTGTTTTTGGACAGACGTTTCAGCATCAAAGCGTAAGCCTGTGCGAAGCGTTCAGCCCCCGGGTTTTTCTGGGCATCGTACAGGTCGGCGTCCAGCGCCATCTTGTACGGCCCGGAAGTGCAGTGCTGCTGCACGAACCGCCGGATGAAATCAGGCTGTTCCCCGGCGGCTTGCGCCTGCTGAAAGGTCTGGAATGTGTATACAGTGCTCAAAATCAATCCCTCAGTTTCACAAGGCGCTTTGTGCGCACGAAATAGCGGATAGCGTCCATGCAGTGGTCGTTGACCTTCAGCACGGTGTCATCTTTATCT